TTCTAAGCAATTTCCAGTAGATACAAAATTTGCTCAAGTTGGCATCCTAAAAAATCCAACAGTTTATGATTCTACTGGCATTAGTACAAATTTATACACATCAAATGATTTTTCTGGTGTTTATTCCATCAGATTTAGTAACATAAGTGGTTCTATATCTGTTGGTGATAAAATTCGACAAAATGTAAGTGGTGGAATTGCTTATGGAAACGTTATATCATATGATGCTGAGACTATGGTACTAAAGTATTCTCAGGATAGATCACTTTATTATAATGGAGGAAATGGAATAGGACATACTGATTTTGTCGGCATGTCATCATTTTTCTCCGAGAATAATACTATTTTACCTTTTACTTCATACAATCCATCAAATCCTTCATCAACACAACCTATCGTAAAGATTGGAGGTGGATTTAATGGGACAGTAAGTTCTTTTACAGGAATTACTACTACAATCTCAAATAAAATTATAAATTTGGGAGTATTTTTTACAAATGGTCTTGCAAATCCAGAGATAAATAGTAAGTCTGGAGATATAATCTATATTGATAATAGACCAACGGTATCAAGAAGTTCTAGACAAAAAGAAGACTTTAAAATTATTCTGGAATTCTAAGAAATGGCACAAAAAACAAATCTTAACGTAAGTCCATATTTCGACGATTTTTCCGAAAGTGGTATTGGGGCAAAAGACAATAATTATTATAAGGTATTATTTAATCCTGGAAGAGCAATACAGACCAGAGAATTAAATACATTACAATCAATATTACAAGATCAAATAGAGTCTTTTGGTAGTCATATATTTCAAGAGGGATCTGTAGTAATTCCCGGAAGTATTGGATATGACAATCAATTCTATGCTGTAAAACTTTCACCAACACAGTATGGAATAAACATTTTATCATACGCTGAACAATATGTTGGAAAAACTATTTTTGGTCAGACATCTGGTGTAAGTGCTTCCGTACAATACGTACAACTACCAAATAATAATGAGGTAGAATACGTTACTCTATATGTAAAGTATATTAATTCGGATTCTAATTATATTTTTTCACAATTTAATGATAATGAATTATTATTCTCCAATGAATCAATTTCTTATGATGATGGAACTAGCATCATAACTGCTGGCACACCATTTGCATCAACTATCTCAACAGATGCTACAAAAATTGGATCTGCAGTTTCTATTGGTGATGGAGTATATTTTATAAGAGGAACTTTTGTTAAGGTCAAGAAACAAACGATAATTCTAGATTATTATGATAATAAACCATCTTACAGGGTTGGTCTTCAAATTAATGAAGAAATTATAACTGCTAAAGATGATCAATATCTTTATGATAATGCAAGAGGTTTTACAAATTATGCCGCACCGGGAGCAGATAGATTAAAAATATCATTAACACTAACTACAAAATCAATTGACGATTTTAATGATATTGATTTTGTAGAATTGTTGCGTATTGAAGAAGGTAGTATTAAAAAAATAGAGACAAAAACTTCATATTCTTTAATTAGAGATTATATTGCACAAAGAACTTATGAAGAATCTGGAAATTATGTAGTAAATCCGTTTACATTTTTAGTAACAAATTCTTTAAATGATCGTTTAGGTAACGATGGTGCATTTTTCCCAACAGAAAAAACTAATCAAGGAAATACACCATCAGATGATTTGATGTGTATTAAGTTTTCTCCAGGAAAAGCATACGTCAGAGGTTACGATATTGAAAAAACTGGTGTAGATATCGTAGATGTACCTAAACCAAGGACAAAGCAATTTGTTGAGAATCAAAGTGTTCCATTCGAAATGGGTAATTTAGTACGTGTAAATAACGTATCTGGGGCACCAAAACAAAAAGAAATAGTTTATTTACAAAGCAGACGTAAAACTAGCAATACGGTAGGATCAGGTTCTACGATTGGATCTGCGAGAGTATATTCTTTCAATTTAACTGATGCTTCTTATAGTAGTGCATCTACAAATTGGGACTTATACTTATATGATATTCAAACATACACAGAATTAACTTTAAATCAACCAATATCTTCTATTGAATTGCCAGAAACTTCATTTATTAAAGGAAAGAGTAGTGGTGCTAATGGGTATGTTGCCAATGCTGGACTTGGAACGTCAAGAATTTCAATTAGACAAACATCCGGAAGTTTTATAATTGGAGAACAAATACTAATTAACGGAGTAGATTCTCCCCCAAGAACAATTTCAGCGATAAAAACATTTGGTATCAATGATGTAAAGTCTGTCCACCAACCACTATCAGTAACTGGATTTAGCACTGCATTTGTATCAGATACTCAATTAAATAATTTACTAAGATCTGAAATTATTACTATTAGTGCGTCAAGTGGCGGTATAAGCACTGCGACTGTATCTTCACCAAATACTCTGTCGGGAATTACTAGCGATAGTATAATTAAATATCAAAGAACTGGGGCATCTGCTGAAGTTTATAATAGAGTAGTAACAGTTGGATCAACAAAAACTTCTATGATTTTAGAAGCAGTTCCTTCTGTTTCTGGAATTTGCGATGGTACACTACCATCTTCACAAACAAATGTTGCATTTTCTTTGGGTGTAACAAGAGTTTTAAATGATCAAAGAGGATTTTTATATTCGGAGTTACCAAATTTTAATGTTGCTTCTGTTAATTTAAGTAATTCTACATTAACATTTTCTGCACAATCAAACACAACGTTTACTCCATCTAGCAATTCATTAACTGTAAATCTCAGCAATTTTAACTTAGGATTGAGTACATCTTTTGTAATCTTTACACCTTTTGATGAAGAAAGATATTCTATTTTTTACTCCGATGGTACAATTGAAAATCTTACTTCTGATAAAGTAACTTTAGATTCAAATTCTAGAAATGTTACTTTTTCAAATATTTCCAATAAACAGATTGCTTCAATTAATGCAACTTTTATAAAAACAGGTATTCAATCAAAAGAAAAGCAATTTGTTAAAAGTAAAGTATTAGATGTATTCTTTTCAAGAAATAAAGAATCTGGTACAGGAATTAGCACTTCAATTAATGATGGTTTAACTTACAATTCTTATTATGGATTAAGAGTTCAAGACGAAGAAATATCTTTAAATTATCCTGATGTAGTAAATGTAGTTTCAGTATATGAATCTTTAGATTCTTCTGCACCTTCTCTTGACCAATTATCATTTAGTTCAATAGCAAATGTTACTACCAACGCTATCATTGGCGAAAATATAGTTGGTGATATTAGTAATACAGTTGCTAGAGTAGTAACAAAACCATCTTCAAATGTTTTGGGAATTGTTTACTTAAACAACAATAGATTCAATGTTGGCGAGACTGTTACTTTTGAAGAATCTGGAATTAATACTCCAATTGCTTCGATTACCCTCGGTAAGTATAGAGATATAACAAGAAAGTTTACTTTAGATAAAGGTCAGAAAGAACAATATTACGATTACTCAAAACTCGTAAGAAAGTTTGGCGAAAATCCTCCATCTAGAAGATTAACTATTGTATTTGATTACTATTCTGTACCATCTAGTGATAATGGTGATGTTTTCTCAGTAAACAGTTATAGTGAACAAAGATTTTCTAGTGATATTCCTAGCATTGGTGCAAATAATGTTAGGGCATCAGATACTTTAGATTTTAGACCTAGAGTTTCTCCATTTGCTGGAATTTCTTCATCTCCATTTGACTTTTCTTCAAGATATTTTGGCAATGAACCAAAGGTTATTTTAAAACCAAATGAAAATTCGATTGTTGGGTACAGTTTCTATCTTGGAAGAATTGATAAGTTATACTTAGATAAGTTTGGAGTTTTTGGTGTTCAGCAGGGAATTCCTTCTTTACAACCAAGAGAACCAGAAATTCCAGACACTGTAATGGAAATTGCAACTTTAAGAATTCCAGCATATCTTTATAATCCTAGAGATATTGGAATATTAATGATTGATAATAGAAGATATACGATGAGAGATATTGGTAGACTGGAAGATAAGGTAGAAAATTTAGAAAGAGTTACTTCACTTTCTTTACTGGAATTAAATACTCAAACTTTACAAATTAGAGATGCTCAAGGTTTAGATAGATTTAAAACAGGATTTTTTGTCGATGACTTCAAAAATGAAAGTTTAATTAATATGGGAGTTTCGAGTATTGAAGTTGATACTGACAGAAATCAATTAAGACCCATCAGATCTCAAAATAGTATAAGTTTAAGATTAACACCATTAGAAAATATTTCTGATCAAAAAATTGATTCAAGAACAAATTATGCATTGTTCGATTCCAATGTTCAGAAAAAAGATGATGCTGTTTTATTAAAATATCAATCAGTTGAATGGATTAAACAAACATTTGCAACAAAAGTAGAAAATGTAAACCCCTTTAATATTATTTCATATGTTGGATCAATATCTCTGCATCCAGAAGCTGATAACTGGGTTAGAACTATCCGTTTACAAGATAGATTAGTCACTACATGGGCATTTGGTTGGGGCGGAGTATTTACTCAAGATAATTTAATTCAATCTGGACAAGAAGTTTACATGAGGTCCAGAAATACAGAATTTACAGTTACTAATTTAAAACCATTTACAAGATACTATCAATTCCTTGATGGAAATAGTGGTGTAGATTTTGTTCCAAAACTAGTCGAAATTGCTACAGACTCCAGTTTACAAACCTATGGATCTTCAAAGGCATTTGTTGTTGGTGAAGAAGTAGTTGGAACTATAACTTCAAGTTCTGGACAATCAATTAGGGCAATATCTTTTAGAATTGCAGTAGCAAATCACAAATCCGGTAGTTACGAAAGTCCAACTGAGACATATACAACAAATCCATATATATCATCTGAGGTTATTCCAGCAGCATATAGTTCATCTTCGAAGATTTTGAACATTGATGTGGAATCTTTAGCATGTATGAAACAAGGTTTGTTCTCCGGATACTTAACTGTTGGAATGAGATTGGTTGGTCAAACTAGTGGTGCCGTTGCATATGTAAAAGATCTAAAATTAATTACTGATGCCAGTGGTTATCTCAGAGGAGCATTTTATATTAGAGATCCTCATACTACACCACCACCATCTGTTAGAATTCAAACAGGATCAAAAGTTTATAGACTTACATCCAGTCCAACAAATGAAACTCCATTACCAGGAAGTACTATTATTTCTTCTGGGGAAGCAGTTTATAAATCTGAAGGAACATGGGAACAAAGACAGAGAACTATTACTACTGTAATTTTTGTACCACCCCCACCACCACCTAACGTTGACCCTCTGGCACAATCATTTAGTGTTGGTGGATTAGATATTGAATCACTATCAGCATTTGGAGGAACTCCAAATGACGATAAAGAAGGTGCTTTCTTAACCGAAATAGATTTATTTTTTGCAAGTAAGGATGATGGAAATGCTCCATTGAATGTTCAAATTAGAACTATGGAACTTGGTAGACCTACTAGAACAGTTTTAGGTAAATCAGTAACTCTTAGACCATCAGACATTAATGTTTCAAGAAATGGTTCAGTACCAACAAGAGTGACTTTCCCTTATCCAATTTATCTTGCTCCAGATTCCGAATACGCTATAGTTCTAACTTCAGCACAATCCGACAAATATCAAGTATGGATTGCTGAAATGGGAGAAAAAACTATAGAAACAGCAACTCTTCCAGATTCTCAATCAATAAGATATGGTACACAGTTTGCAATAGGAAGTCTATTTAAGTCACAAAACGGTACTATATGGACGGAAAACCAGTATCAAGATCTTAAATTTAAATTATATAAGGCAAGATTCGCAACTAGTACTGGAAGTGTTTATTTTGATAGTCCCACACTACATCAAAGTAATGGGTATGTACCTACCTTAAATTCCAATTCTATTGATATTTTACCAAGAAGAATCAATCTTGGAATTACAACAACAACTAATACTGCAAATATTGGAATTTTAACTACTGGTAGAAAAGTATCAATTCAATCAAACTTAGATGTTTATGGTTATATTGTAGGAACGGGAAGTTCCGTTTCTTCAGTTGGAATTACTACCGGCGGATTTAATTATACTGTAGCAAGTAATGTGGGGACATATTCTATATCTGGAAGAGGAACAGGTCTCAGATTGAACATTACTAACGTTTCTACTGGAACTTCTTCAATAACTGCAATAAGTGTAGCAAATCCAGGAAATGGATATACAATCGGTGATGTCGTTGGTATAGTAACTTCTGATATTTCTCCATCTTCAGGAAGAGATGCTATCATTAGCATTACCAATATAACAGGAGTAGATACGTTATATCTTTCTAATGTCCAAGGTGAATCATTTAATGTAGGGGTTTCGACATTAGTTTACTATGATACTAGCAATAATCCTCAGATTATTAGTGGAATTAATGCTAGATCTTCAACTCCAGTGGGTGGAGTTTATTCTGGAAATTACTTTAAAGTAAATCATTTCAATCATGGAATGTATTCAAGTTTGAATAGAGTTAAAATTGAAAATTCGGAAAGTGACGTTTCACCATCATCTCTATCTTTACCATTGTCTTCCTCAGACACAACAATTAGTGTCGCATCTACTACTAATTTCAATTCTTTTGAAGGAATTCCAGTTAGTGCTACAAATCCAGGATATGCCTTGATTGAGAATGAAATAATTAAGTATGTATCTTTAGGTGAGGGAACATTGACAGGAATTACTAGAGGTATAGATTCGACATTAGTACTAAGTTATCCTACTCAATCTTTAGTTTATAAGTATGAAATGGGTGGTGTATCTCTTAGGAGAATTAATAAAGAGCATATTATCTCTTCTAACGGAGATAATGATATTGATAGTCATTATATTGAATTTGATAGATCTAATTTTGATTCAAATTCTACCAATAGATCTTCTGATCAAGGATTTGCCGGAAATCCAGCAAATTCGCCATTGCTTTCATTTAATTCAGAAACTGCCTGTGGTGGAGATAATTTAACATCTACAGAAAATATTATGTATGATACAATTGTACCACATGCATTGGTAATAACTCCTGGATCATCTACTTCATATAGTGGTCAAATAAGAACTGTAAGTGGAACTAGTGTTGATGGTACAGAAAATTCTTTCATAGATCAAGAATACGAACCAGTTCAGTTTAATGTGGAGAATAAACTCTCATCATCTAGATTAATATGCTCAAAGGTTAATGAGAATACTTATCTTGATTTCATGCCAAACAAGAAGTCATTGATTCTAAAAATGGATTTAAATACAACAAATCCAAATCTATCTCCTATTGTTTATTGGCAAAAAACAGCGACAAACTTGATTGGAAATAGAATTAACTCCCCTACAGGAGATTACATTACAGATAACCGAGTAAATAGTCTTACCAATGATCCACATGCGGCGATTTATATTTCCAATACAGTAAATCTTCAAAATCCTGCAAACTCATTAAGAGTTCTATTGGGTGCTTACAGACCCGCAAATTCAGATTTTAGAGTTTTATATAGTCTTATAAGACCAGATTCCAGCGAAGTTTCTCAGGAATTTGAATTGTTCCCAGGATATGATAATTTAACAATTGATATGAATCAAGATGGTTATCCTGATGTGGTAGATCCATCTAAAAATAGTGGTTTGCCAGATGTTAGAGTTCCCATAAGTCTAGAAAATCAATTTTTAGAATATGAGTATACTGCATCTAATCTTGGAAGTTTTACTGGATATACTATTAAAATTGTGATATCGAGTAGAGATCAATCTAATGTTCCAATATTTAAAGATCTAAGAACTATAGCGATGGTATGATGTTATCAGTAAAAGGACACTCAAATTTGTATCGTGATGAACAGACTGGTGCGATAGTAAATTGCGATAATAATGCTTATAATCAATATCTGGCAAGTTTAAATCATAGAAATTCTCAAAAACAAGAATTGGATGAAATTAAAAAAGATATTGATGAAATTAAATCTTTACTAAGGGAAATTATCAATGGATCCAAATGAAATTAAACTGGAAACAGTGGATAAAATGTTCGAATTTGAAAAGCATTCAAGAGTTATTGATGATCTAAGTGTTGAAGAACTTAGAAATTTTTCAAAACTATATTGTAAACTTTATCTAAAGCAACAAGAGGTTATCAAATCTCTAAGTGTTGTGGGTGGAAATCTTTAATAAATAAAAAGTAGAGATCTAAAAAATACATGGCTGCAGTATATGTCAGCAATATAGTTGTAAACTCTGGTAGTGATTTTAGTCAATCTTTTACGTTAGAAGGAGCATCAACAAATTCTTCTTTTAACTTAACTGGTTATACAATAACATCTCAGATGAGAAAGTGGTCTGGTAGTTCATCTGCAGTAAACTTTACAACTTCTATTGAAAATCCTCCAACGGCAGGTAAAATATTAATTAGATTATCATCAGTCCAAACGTCTTCTTTAAAACCAGGAAGATATGTTTATGATGTATTGATGACAGATGAATTTGGTATAAAAAATAAAGTTATTGAGGGTATGGTTCTCGTAACAGAAGGAGTTACCAGATAATGTCTGATATTAAAGTAAGAGTCGGACAACAAAATGCTATAAAAATTGTATCCAGCATTTCTGGATCTTCTGGTGGTCAAGCATATGTTGCGGAAAATGTAATAGGTGGTATAGCTTCAGTAAGAGCACTTCATGTAAGTGGCATATCAACTTTTGTTGGAATTAGCACCTTTAAAAATGATGTTTTTATTGATGGTGATCTAACGATAGGAGATGATTTAAAGTTTGATTCTTTTATTGCTCGTGAAGGTATCATAACTGGAATCGCAACTGTTAATAATTTAAATGTAGTTGGAGTATCAACTTTTGTTGGTCTCAGTACTTTTCAAGACAGTGTATACATTTATGGTGGTTTAAATTATAGATCATTTTCTTCTTTTGGAATGCCATATTTTAATGCAACTGGACTTATAGTTTCAACATCAAGTCCTGGAAGTGGAATTGATTATACTAACTATATAATGACAACTGATAATGCTGGAATTCCAGCTTGGTCAAACGCAATAGACGGAGGATTTTATTAATGTCTAAACCTACAAGTAGGCAACAACTTATAGACTACTGTTTAAGAAGACTTGGTGCTCCTGTTTTGGAAATAAATTTAGATGATGATCAAATAGATGATCTTGTTGATGATGCGTTACAATATTTTCACGAGAGACACTTTGATGGTGTCGAAAGAATGTATTTAAAATATAAAATAACCGAACAAGATTTAAATAGGGGTAAAGCAGATCCATTAAATGGTGTTGGAATTCAAACTACTACTGGAAGTGCAAATATTGCAGGAATTGGAACTACAACTTTTAATTTTTATGAAAATTCAAACTTTATTCAAGTGCCTGATTCTGTAATAGGAATCGAAAAGATTTTTAAATTTGATACAAGCACAATATCTGGAGGTATGTGGAGTATTAAATATCAACTATTTTTAAATGATCTTTATTATTTTAATTCCGTAGAACTTTTACAATATGCTATGGTGAAAACTTATCTTGAAGATATTGATTTCTTATTATCTCCAGATAAACAAATTAGATTTAATAAAAGACAGAATAGATTATATATTGATATAGATTGGAATGCAAAATCAAAAGATACATTCATAATTATTGATTGTTATAGAATTTTAGATCCAAATGATTTTACTAAAGTTTATAATGACAGTTTCTTGAAAAGATATTTGACTGCTCTAATGAAGAGACAATGGGGACAAAATCTGATTAAATTTAGAGGAGTTAAACTGCCCGGAGGTATTGAACTAAATGGTAGGGAATTATATGAGGATGGGGAGAAAGAAATAGCAGACATCGTACAGAGAATGTCTATGGATTATGAACTTCCACCTTACGATTTTATTGGATAATGGCACTTAATCCTTTTTTCTTACAAGGTTCTCCTAACGAACAAAGACTTGTACAAGATTTAATAAATGAGCAACTGAAAATTTATGGAATAGATGTTATCTACATTCCTAGAAAATTTGTAAGGAAGCAAACTATAATAAAAGAAATTCAATCTTCAAAGTTTGATGATAATTTTGCTATAGAAGCTTATATAAACAATTATGATGGTTACACAGGGCAGGGAGATATTCTTACCAAATTTGGTATGAGTTTAAAAGATGAGTTAAGTTTAATAGTATCGAAAGAAAGATTTGAAGATTTCATTTTAACTTTCTTAGAAGAAACTGATCCTGAGATTGAATTAAATTCAAGACCAAGAGAAGGAGATTTAGTCTATTTTCCTTTAGGGCAAAGATTATTTGAGGTAAAATTTGTTGAGCATGAGGTTAATTTTTACCAATTAGG